AAAAATGTACAAAAACGTAATAACATCAGAAAATACAGAAGAAAGCCACAAAGAGGTAATTACTTCACAGATACCAGACCAACTATCACAGATAGGTTCTGATGAAAATGTTGAAGCAATCAAAGAACATTTTAAATGGGTTTTAGCAAATGACTTTTATAAAGATGAGTTAAGCGCTGAACAAATTTCAGAAATGGAAAGTTATTTACCAAGTGACTACCAAGAAGAATACGAAGATTTACCAGTGTAGAAAAGTAAAATATAGTGTAACTATATTACTATAAATTAATTAAATTAAATCAAATGTCAAAAATTACTGAAAAACAATTAGAGGAATTAAAAGGTTATAATACTAAACTAGGTGAAATACTTAGTCAAATAGGTATTTTAGAATCAAACAAACATGCTTTGCTTCATGAAATAGCTGGTATTAATAAAGATCTAGAAGATTTTAAGAAAGATCTCGAAGAAGAATATGGATCTATTAATATAGATATGACTAGTGGAGAATATACATTAGTTGATTTAGAGGATAAAGAAGGGGATTTATCTGTAGTTAAAGCAGAAGACTAAAATGGATTCTGTTATAAGAAAAATCAGTATAGGTTCTGATTATAAAAATGATGCTATGCATTACTCTATAGGCCAACAGGTTTATGGTGGTCATGAGATAGCGTATATTTTATTTGAAGAATCAGACAATTCTTATAATATTCATATAAAGAAAAACAACGAGGTATTGCCATGGAAGAAATTTAATTCACACATGGCAGTATCTGTTGAATATGATTTAGAGTATTGATGAAGAGTGTATATGATTTTATCATAAAACCAGTTGGTGATATTTATGATAACTCTATAGATGTAGACGGTAAAGAACTCCTACTAAATACTAGCATTGAAAAACATAAGTTTGTAAACAATAAAGCTATTGTAGTATCAACACCAACAGCTTTTAAAACACCTATAAAAGAAGGTGATGAAGTAATAGTTCATCATAACATATTTAGAAGGTATTACAACGTTAGAGGTAATGAAGTAAATAGTAGTAAGTTTTTTAAAGATAATCTTTATTTTTGTCAAATAGATCAAATATATTTATATAGAAGAACTAAGGATTGGCTAGCATTTGCTGATAGATGCTTCGCTATGCCAATTGAAAATAACAACGATCTAGAGCTCGATAAAGAGCAAAAGCTTATTGGTATATTAAAATATGGTAATAAGTCCTTAGAAGATAAGGGAGTGGCCGAGGGAGATGTAATTGGATTTAAACCTAACAGTGAGTTTGAGTTTATTATAGATGATCAACGGCTTTATTGTATGAAATCAAATGATATTGTAATTAAGTATGAGCACCAAGAAAACCAAGTTGAATATAATCCAAGCTGGGCAAAAAGCAGTTGAGGAATTAATTAAGGTAGCTAAAGAACCTATTGTAGATTCAGACGACGACATCTCAGCTGATCGTTTAAAGAACGCAGCTGCAACAAAAAAGTTAGCTATATTTGATGCTTTTGAAATACTAACACGTATTGAAGAGGAAAAAAATATGCTTGAAGATAGATCAAGTAGTAAACAAAAATCTTTTAAAGGTTTTGCAGAAGGAAGATCTAAATGATGTATACTCAAAGTTTGTACAGAATATTAGATGATCATATAAAACCTCATATTGTTAAAAGAAATAACAAAAATAAAAAATGGGAATATGGTTACAATAAAGAGCATGATATAGTTATTGTAAGCAAGACCGGTCAAATCGGTGAAATATATGAAATACAAAATCTAAAAATAGCACTACCGCTTTTTAAGGGTAAGTTAAATAAAAGTATAGATAGGTGGTGTAGACAAGATTATCCTAAGGAATTAGATAGAATAAAAAGTGTATTTGATTGGAATAAACATCCAGAACATTTTAAAGAAAACTGGTATGAGTATATCGATGAAGAATTTAGAAGACGTGAAGAGGGTTTCTGGTTTAATAATAAAGGTTTACCTACTTATATTAGTGGTACTCATTACATGTACTTGCAGTGGTCCAAGATTGATGTTGGGTTCCCAGATTTTAGGGAATCAAACAGATTATTCTACTTATTCTGGGAGGCTTGCAAAGCAGACAAACGTTGCTATGGAATGTCGTATCTCAAGAACAGACGTTCAGGATTTTCTTTCATGTCATCAGGTGAAACGGTTAACATGGCGACCATATCAACGGATTCACGGTTTGGGATATTGTCCAAATCTGGAGCCGATGCAAAGAAAATGTTCACAGATAAAGTTGTGCCGATTTCCATCAATTACCCATTCTTTTTTAAACCCATACAAGACGGAATGGACAGGCCGAAAACGGAGCTCGCCTATAGGGTACCAGCGTCAAGGCTCACCAGACGTAAACTTAACGAAGGTGAAACACAGGAGGAACTAGAAGGATTAGATACAACCATTGACTGGAAAAATACAGGAGACAATTCTTATGATGGTGAAAAATTAAAACTATTAGTACATGATGAGAGTGGAAAGTGGGAAAGACCAGATAATATATTAAATAACTGGAGAGTTACAAAAACTTGTTTAAGGTTAGGTTCTAGAATTGTAGGTAAATGTATGATGGGTTCAACGTCTAACGCTTTGGATAAGGGTGGTGAAAATTTTAAAAAATTATACTATGCGTCAGATGTCACAAAAAGAAACCGCAATGGTCAAACTAGCTCAGGATTATATTCTTTGTTCATACCTATGGAATGGAACTACGAGGGATTCATTGATACTTATGGACACCCTGTCTTTGATACGCCAGAAAAACCTATTGAAGGAGCAGATGGATTACAAGTTGAGGTAGGTGTTATTAATCATTGGGAAAATGAAGTTGAAGGTTTAAAAGGCGATCAAGATAGTTTAAATGAATATTATAGACAATTTCCGCGTACTGAGCAACATGCTTTTAGAGATGAAACCAAAGAGTCTTTATTTAATCTAACTAAAATATACGAACAAATAGATTACAACGAGGACTTAAGAAATGCAGGGTTGTTAACTAAAGGCTCTTTTAGATGGGCTAATGGTCATAAAGATACTGTGGTTGAATTTGTACCACATAGAGACGGTAGGTTTTTAATATCGTGGGTACCACCTGTAAATTTACAAAATCGTATAATAATAAAAAATGGAATTAAATATCCTGGCAATGAGCACTGCGGGGCGTTTGGGTGTGACTCCTATGATATATCAGGTACCGTAGATAATAGAGGTTCTAAAGGATCTTTACATGGACTCACTAAATTTAGTATGGAAGATGTGCCACCAAATAAATTCTTTTTAGAATATGTAGCGCGTCCACAGACTGCTGAAATATTTTTTGAAGAGGTACTTATGGCTTGTATATTTTATGGTATGCCAATACTATGTGAAAATAACAAACCAAGATTATTATACCATTTTAAAAGAAGAGGTTATAGAGGATTCAGTATGAATCGCCCAGATAAAACATACAACAAGTTATCTATAACTGAAAAAGAAATTGGAGGTATACCAAACTCCTCTGAAGATATTAAGCAAGCGCATGCTGCAGCTATCGAATCTTATATAGAAGATTTTGTTGGATTAAAAGAAACTACATACGGTGATATGTATTTTCAGCGCACACTAGAAGACTGGGCAAAATTTAATATAAATAATAGAACAAAATTTGATGCAACAATAAGTTCTGGTCTAGCTCTCATGGCTTGTAACAAGAATAGATATACACCAGTTTTTAAAGTTAAAAAAAATGTTTTTCCTTTAGGTTTCAGAAAGTATGATAATAAAGGTGGTATTTCAAAAATAATAAATAAATGATTTATACTAACGTTAATAGTTCTTTCCCAAGTCAGGTAGTACCAGACGCAGAAAAGAAAACATTAGAATATGGTTTGGCTGTAGGAAGAGCTATTGAAAACGAATGGTTCAGAGGAGATAGAGGCTTAGGAGACGGTGGAAGATTTGGAAACAATTGGAGATACTTTAATAGTTTAAGGCTATATGCTAGAGGAGAACAAAGTGTTCAAAAATATAAAGATGAATTATCTATTAATGGTGACTTATCTTATTTAAATTTAGACTGGAAACCAGTAGCTGTATTATCTAAATTTGTAGATATTGTAGTTAATGGTATGACTGATAAAGGTTATAGAATAAAATCATTTGCTTCAGATCCATTTGCAATAAAAGAAAGAACAGATTTTATATTTGATGCTATAAGTGATATGCAAAGTAGAAATGAAATTACTGCTTTAAATGAACTTACTGGTCAAAATCTTTTTTCTAATAAAACTATAAAACAACTTCCTGCTAACGAAGACGAGCTTGAGTTATACATGCAACTTGACTACAAGCAATCTGTAGAAATTGCTGAAGAAGAACTTATAGAAAATATATTTAATTATAATAAATACCACGAGACTAAAAAACGTTTAGCATATGATCTTACTGTTTTAGGTATATCTTGTGTTAAAACAAATTTTAATTTAGCTAATGGTGTTACTGTTGATTATGTAGATCCTGCTAATTTAGTTTATTCTTATACAGAAGATCCAAACTTCGAAGATGTTTATTATGTTGGTGAAGTTAAATCAGTTAGCTTAGAAGAACTAAAAAAACAATTTCCTTATTTAACTCAAGACGAGTTAGAAGAAATAGAAAAATACCCTGGAGATATAAGTTATACTAGAAATTATTACAATCAAAACAGTGATAATAATACTATACAGGTTTTGTATTTTGAATACAAGACTTATGAAAACCAGGTATTTAAAATAAAACAAACAGATCAAGGATTAGAAAAAGCACTTGAAAAAGATGATTCATTTGATCCACCTGAAACAGATAACTTTAATAAAGTACATAGAGCCATAGAGGTATTGTATAGTGGAGCTAAAATACTAGGTTTCAAAAAAATGCTTCAATGGGAATTAGCTGAAAATATGACAAGACCTTATAGTGATCAAACTAAGGTTGAAATGAACTATGCTATATCTGCGCCTCGTATGTATAAAGGTAAAATAGAAAGTGTTGTAAGCAAATGTATTGGCTTTGCTGATATGATACAGCTTACACATTTAAAAATTCAACAAGTACTTTCACGCATGGTGCCTGATGGTGTTTATGTTGATGTAGATGGTTTAGCAGAAGTTGATCTTGGTAATGGTACTAATTATAATCCCGCAGAAGCTTTAAACATGTACTTCCAAACTGGTAGTATTGTTGGTAGAAGCTTAACGCAAGATGGTGATCCTAATAGAGGTAAAGTACCAATACAAGAATTACAAACATCGTCTGGTATAAGTAAAATACAAGCGTTGATACAAACGTATCAGTATTATTTACAAATGATTAGAGATGTTACCGGACTTAATGAAGCTAGAGATGGTAGTCAACCAGCTAAGGATTCATTAGTAGGTTTACAGAAACTAGCAGCTGCAGCTTCTAATACAGCTACAAAACATATACTACAGTCTTTAATGTATCTAACTGTTAGAGTTGCTGAGAATATAAGTCTAAGAGCTGCTGATGCATTAAGTTTCCCTTTACTTAAAAATGCTTTAATAAGTTCTATTAATCAAACAAATGTAGCAACATTAAGTGAAATAGAAAAACTTAATATGCATGAGTTTGGTATATTCTTAGAGTTAGAACCAGAGCAAGAAGAGCAAGCTCAGTTAGAACAAAACATACAGATAGCTATTAAAGCTGGTCAAATTGGTTTAGAAGATGCTATAGATATAAGAGAGATAAATAATTTCAAACTAGCCAATCAACTTTTAAAACAGAAACAAAGACAAAAAGCAGAGGCTGCTGCGGCTGCTCAACAACAGAATATACAAATGCAAGCTCAAGCAAATGCTCAGGCTTCAGAACAAGCAGCACTAGCTGAAATGCAAAAGCAACAAGCATTAACAGAGAGTAAGTTACAATTGGAGCAGGGTAAATCTCAATTCGAAATACAACGTATGGAAATGGAGGCTCAAATCAAAAGACAATTGATGGAGCAAGAGTTTCAATACAACATGCAATTAGCTCAAGTAAAAACTGAGGTTGAAAAACAAAAAGAAAAAGAAATAGAAGATCGTAAAGATCAGCGAGCTCGTATCATAGGAACTCAACAATCTGAAATGATAAATCAAAGAAAAACAGATGGTCTTCCTAAGAATTTTGAGTCATCAGGATTTGACTCACTAGGTAGTTTTGGAATAGAACAATTCGAGCCTACTAAATAAAACAAAATCCTTTAATTTTATATTATTATATTATGTCAGAAGAAGTAAAACAGGAAGGAGAGTTTAAAATAAAAGCTCCTTCAAAACCTAAAAATTTAGGTAGCAATCAAGGTGAAATAACTAAAGTAAACATTAAAGAACCTTTAGTAGATATAGAGCCTAGTGTTACAAAAGTAGTAATACCAAAAGAACAAGAAGAAACAAATGCCGTTCAAACACAAGAGACAAATGATAGCGATGTTGTTGTCGAAGAATCCAAAGACAGTAGCAACAGCCAAGCAGTGGTTGAAGAAGTACGGAACACCGACGAAGAAGTAGATTCTCCAATACAATTAGTAGAGGAAACTGAAGCTCAACCAGAAGTAAAAAAAGAAGTAGAACAAACTATACAAGAGCAAAGAGTTCTACCTGATAATATTGAAAAACTAGTTTCATTTATGGAAGAAACTGGTGGAACTGTAGAAGACTATGTTAGGCTTAATGCAGATTATACCAATGTTGATAATAAAAGTTTAATAAGCGAATATTATAAACAAACAAAACCACATTTAGATTCAGAAGATGTAAGTCTTTTATTAGAAGACTTTGATTACGATGAAGATTTAGACGAACCAAAAGATATACGCAAAAAGAAAATTGCGTTTAAGGAAGAGGCTGCAAGAGCTAAAAAGTTTTTAGAAGGTTTAAAGAGTAAATACTACGACGAAATCAAGTTGAGACCCGGCGTAACTCAAGATCAGAAGAAAGCTACAGACTTTTTCAACCGCTACAACGAAGAGCAGGAAGCAAATAAAGCTAGACGAGATGTTTTTAAGCAAAGAACTAATCAATTGCTAAATAATGAATTCAAAGGTTTTGAATTTAATGTTAGTGATAAGAAGTTTAGATACGGACTTAAAAACCCATCACAGGTAGCAGAGCAACAATCTGATATTTCAAATTTTATTAAGACGTTCTTAAATGAAAAAGGAGAAGTACAAGATACTCAAGGTTATCACAAGGCTATATACGCTGCGCGTAATGCTGACACAATAGCACAACATTTTTATGAGCAAGGCAAAGCCGATGCTATTAAGAATGTTATGGCTAAATCTAAAAACATAAGTAACGAACCTAGGCAAACAGCTTCTGGTGATGTATATGTTGGAGGATTAAAAGTTAAAGCAATTACCGGTCTTGATTCTTCAAAACTAAAAATCAAAACTAAAAAATTTAACTAACAAAAATTATAATTATGGCTTTAACTCCACAATTTGGTACTTTAGTTCCATCGTCTACTCAACAGATCTTGGCTTCAAATTACCTACAATTTAACACAGGTGCTGGAAGTGACTTTAATTTACGAACAAGAAGTAGAGCGTTATGGAAACAGAACGTTATCTGGATTCTTAAGAATGGTTGGCGCTGAAATGCCAATGACATCTGATCAAGTAATTTGGTCTGAACAAAACAGATTACATATATCATATGCAAGCTGTGGTCAGGCTAATGGTGGTGGTGTTGGTACTAACCCATCTATAATAACTCTTGGTGGTGGTGCTACTGCAATCAACGTTATATCTATCAATGATACTGTTGTTGTATTAGACCCTGTAACAGGTGCTGAAGCAAAAGCAATTGTATTAGCAACTAATACTGCTGCTGCTGTTGGTGGTGCTGGATCTGCTCAGATCACAGTTCAATCTTTTACTGGAACAACTTTAACTGCTCAAGGTATTACTGCTTCTGCTGCTAATGCAACTGGTGGTCTTAAAGTGTTTGTATATGGTTCTGCTTATACAAAAGGAACTACTATTGGTGGTGCTTTAAACATAGGTGCTGGTCAAGGTAATACTCCTAACAGTGCTGTACGTCAAAGCGTTGAACCTCAGTTAACTCAATTTTCTAACTCTCCAATCATCATTAGAGATCAATACGTAGTATCTGGTTCTGATATGGCTCAAATTGGATGGGTTGAAGTTGCTACTGAAGATGGAACTTCTGGATATTTATGGTATTTAAAAGCTGAGTCTGAAACAAGATTACGTTTTGAAGATTACTTAGAAATGGCACTTGTTGAAGGTGAACTTAACCAAACTGTTGCTGCGGGAAGTCAACCTTACGTAGCTGCTACATTACCTGGTACTCAAGGTTTATTCGCTGCTATTCAAGCTAGAGGTAACGTAGAAGTAGGATTTACTGCTGCTGCTGGACTTGATGAGTTTGATGCTATCTTGAAGAACTTAGATACTCAAGGAGCTATTGAAGAGAACATGTTATTCTTACAAAGACAAACGTCTTTAGATTTTGATGATATGCTAGCTTCTATTTCTGGTGGATTCGCTGGAGGTACTGCTTTTGGATTATTTGAAAATTCAGAAGAAATGGCATTAAATTTAGGTTTCTCTGGATTCAGAAGAGGTTCTTATGACTTCTACAAAACTGACTGGAAATACTTAAACGATGCTTCTACTCGTGGAGGAATCAATGGTATTAACTCTATTGAAGGAGTATTAGTACCTGCTGGAACTTCTACAGTTTATGATCAAATCTTAGGAACTAATATCCGTAGACCATTCTTACACGTACGTTACAGAGCTTCTGAAAACGACGACAGAAGAATGAAATCTTGGTTAACTGGTTCTGCTGGTGGTGCTTTTACTTCAACTCTAGATGCTATGGAAGTAAACTTCCTATCTGAAAGATGTTTAGTAACTCAAGGTGCTAACAACTTTGTATTGTTCAAAGGAATCTAATAATGATTCAAACTTAATAATATCCCCGTCTTAGGGCGGGGTATTATTTTTATAACTATTTAATTTTATTATATCATGGCTAAACAAGCTAAAGCAGAAAATGTTGAGGTTGCACCTCAAAAGGTAGTAGTAAAACCTACACCAAAAAAAGAAGTTAAACCTACTTGGGAAATTAAAGATAGAACATATTACTTAAAAGGTAATCAATCTCCTTTAACATTAAAAATACCAGGCAGACATACAAAGAAACATGCATTACTTTATTTCGATCAGAATAATGGAAAACAAAGAGAAATAAGATATGCAACAAATCAAGACTCACCATTAGTTGATGAGCAAAAGGGTGAAGTAACTTTAGGTCACATTATGTTTAAAGATGGAGTGTTATCAGTTCCAAAACAAAAACAAAATTTACAGAAGCTACTTTCCTTATATCATCCACTAAAAGAAAGAATATATACAGAGTTAAATCTACAAGCTGATGCTGAAGATGAACTTGATATTATTGAACAAGAAATAGAAGCTCTTAACGCTGCTAAATCAATGGCAATAGATCAAGCTGAAGCAATACTTAGAGTTGAACTTGGTTCTAGAGTCTCTCAGATGAGTTCTAAGGAACTTAAAAGAGATTTATTATTATTCGCTAAGAAAAATCCTAACTTGTTTATAGAGTTAGCAAATGACGAAAATGTACAATTAAGAAACATAGCTATAATGGCTGTTGAAAATGGAGTAGTTACATTGTCACAAGATCAAAGATCTTTCAATTGGGGTAGTAATGGAAGAAAATTAATGAATGTACCTTTTGATGAAAATCCATATTCTGCAATGGCAGCATGGTTTAAAACTGACGAAGGTGTTGAAGTTTATAAATCAATAGAGAAAAAACTTCTCTAACATGTAATAATATATAAGGGCGTGTAATGCGCCCTGTATATTAAAATAAAAAATATCAATGGCAATAAACGTAAATACTGTTTACACAACAGTGTTGTCTATTCTTAATAAAGAACAAAGAGGTTATATAACACCAGAAGAGTTTAATAAGTTAGGCACACAGGTTCAGTTAGAAATTTTTGAAAATTATTTTGAAGATCTTAACCAGCAACTACGAGTGCCACAGACTGATAGTGAATACGCTAACAGACAAAAAAATATTGACAACTGTATATCTATATTTAAAACTATAGGTAATGCCACTTATGATGTAGCTGGTGGTTATTTTCTACCACCTTCTAATTTGCATAGAATAGGCGCGGTAATATACAGAGACGAAAAAGAATTACAACGTGTAGAGCGTAGTGATTTTTTAAATATAAATCTCTCTCCTTTAACAAGACCCACAACTCAATTCCCTGTTTATTTATATGAACAAGCTACTGCAGGTACCTCAGGCGGTAACACAGGACAACCTCATATGTTTGTTAAACCTACTACAATAAATACGGCGGCTGACATCACTGTTAGTTATATACGTAAACCCGCAGATGTTGTTTGGGCTTTTCAACAACTTGGTGGTGGTACTTGGACTTCTGGTCCTTACATATATAATGCTGGTGATTCAACTCAGTTCGAGCTTGATAATACAGAGCAAACAGAAGTTATAATTAGAATACTTGCATACGCTGGTGTTGTTATAAGAGATCCACAAATAGTTCAAGCCGCAGCTCAAGCTGTTCAAGCTGAAGAAGTAAATTCAAAAAGTTAAGATATGGCAATGATGCAAGAAAATAACAGACAATACTACGAAGGTGCTCAGAGTTTTGTAAGTGCAGCTGGTGCTAACCAATTATTTACAACAACGTTTGATACAGATTTAATACTAGGCGCCACAGGATCTTGGTCTCCAACTAATGCTAATTATGCTTTAAATAACTTTAAACTTTATACAAGTCCTTCAGGAGCTCCTGGCACGTTTACAGAATATACAAGTGAATTTGAATTAACCAACAATGTTATAAAAATAGTTGGTAATTTAAATGCTAATACGGTTGTTGTTGTTCAGTTAAAAAAACTAGATGGTGGTAATTATGGTGCTACTATTGCTGATAAAGCATATGGTAACATCGTAGAACAAAACTATGGATCTTATGCTTACGCAAAGCTAGGTGATTTAGTAGAAAACTTTTTAGTTGCATACGTTGGAGCTGGTAAACTTATACCTAGTGTAAAACGTACGGATGTTATATTTCACACTAAAAGAGCAATACAAGAATTTAGTTATGATACTCTTAGAAGTATAAATGCTCAAGAACTTACAGTGCCAAAAAACTTAAGTGTTGTAATACCTCAAGACTATGTTAATTATGTAGAGCTTTCTTGGGTTGATACTCAAGGTGTTAAACATATTATATACCCTACTACACTTACTAGTAATCCTAGTGAAATGCCTGTTCAAGATAATAAAGGAGTTCCTATTCAAGATTCTTTTAATAACAACATCGATGGAACATCTTTAACCGAAGAAAGATGGAGGAATAATATATACAAAGATAAAAGAAGTATTGAAGGTAATAGTCTAGTATCATATGACTACTACTATGCTAATGGTGGAAACATGTATGGTTATGGTCAACTATATGGATTACAACCAGAACTTGCCAACGCTAATGGATGGTTTACTATAAACGAAAGAGAAGGTAAGTTTTCTTTTTCAGCAGACTTAGTAGATAAGATAATACTACTACAATATATCTCTGATGGTCTTTCAAATGATTTAGATACTAGAGTACCAAAGATGGCAGAAGAGGCTGTCTATGCTTATTTAAAACATGCTATACTTGCTAGTAGAATAAACCAACCAGAGTATATAATTCAAAGACTTAAAAAAGAAGCTAGCGCTAAACTACGTAATGCTAAGATTAGATTATCAAATATTAAATCTAATGAGATAGTTCAAGTTATGCGTGGTAAATCTAAATGGATAAAACACTAGAATTAAATGCCAGATATTCAAAATAATTTTGTACAATCTAAAATGAACCAAGATCTTGATGATCGTTTGGTTCCTAAAGGTGAGTATAGAACAGCACAAAACGTGGCTATTAGTAGATCACAGGGTGAAGACGTTGGAGCTTTAGAGAATATAGAAGGTAATAACATTATAGCAAATGCTGGTTTATCTTCATATGAAAACCTAGATGTTATAGGTTACTATGTAGATCCTTCAGAGAATAATGTATATTTTTTTTTAACAGACTATGTTGATTCATCTTTAGATGGTATAAGCAACTTTGCACCAACTACAGCTAATTGCTTTATTTACAGTTTTAATAATATTTCAAACACTTTTACTCGCTTAGTGCAGGGTTATTTTCTTAACTTTTCAAAGAACAGTCCTATATATGGTATAAGTATAATAGAAGATTTATTGTTTTTTACAGACTACAGAAATCAACCTAGAAAAATAAACGTAAAACTAGCGAACACAAGTAGTAGTAATTTAAATCCAAGTTATTATACTACAGAAGATCAAATATCTGTAGCTAAATATGCACCATACGAGCCAGTTAAATTTATTGACTTAGCCTATAATAATAATTTAAGGTCTACATTATCAAATCCTTCACAAGAGTTTCTTACTATAAACATGTCTTCTGGAATAGTAGCACCTGTAGGAACGGTAACAACAGCCACTTTTACAGCGATTAGTGGTACTACATATGTGCCTACAGTAGGTTCAAAAATAATTAGTAAAAGCAATGCTGATTTAAATGGTAAAATTGTACTAACAGCAACCGCTACGACTGTAACTTTTTCAGGTGCAGTTACTTTAATAGTTGGAGACGACATTGCTTTCGCTCAGCCAAACCCTGAATATGATGAAAACTTTGGTGGTGATCCAGAATATTTATCTACAAAATTTGTAAGGTTTAGTTATAGATTTGTTTTTGATGATGGTGAATATTCCTTGATAGCACCATTTAGCCAAGTTTGTTATATACCAAAACAAAATGGATACTTTATAACAGAAGATAGCGAACAAGCTTATAGAAGTAGTATTATTAGATTTATGGAAAATAATGTAGCACAAGCTATATTAAATATAAAAATGCCTTGTGAGTGGATTAGCGATACAGATAATCCTCAAACAAAATTCCATATTAATCAGGTAGAAATACTGTATAAAGAATCTGATCAAATATCTATAAAATCAGTAGAATCAATACCGATAGCAGATGTTCTTAGTAATATGAAACTAAATGCTAACAAAGAAATATATACATATACGTACATATCTACAAAACCATATAGAACTTTACCTTCAGATCAAATAACTAGAGTATATGACAAAGTACCAGTAAGAGCTTTTTCTCAAGAAGCTGTTAGTAATAGAATAATATATGGTAACTTTATAGATAAACACACATCCCCATCATCTTTAAACTATGGTGTAGGGCAAGGTTTTAAAACTGGTTATTCTACAGCCTCTGGTATATATAGTCAGATAGAATTTCCTAGTAGCACTTTAAAACAAAATAGAAACTACCAGGTAGGTGTCGTTCTTTCTGACAGATATGGTAGATCTTCAACAACTATATTATCATCGAGAGATAAAAAAATAACACCAGGTGGATCAACTCAATCATATATAGGTTCAACACTTTATAATCCATACCAAACACCGAGTGTACTTAACTTTCCAGGGCTTGCTTTAAAAGTTTTATTTGATACAGCTGAAAATAGTAATGCAGTTATACCTGAATCAATATCTGGTTTACAGGGTTATCCTGGTGTATACATTCCTATAGGTGCTGTGGATACATTCTCTGCATTTGCAGCTGGAACCGGGTATCCAGCAAGTGTAACTAATCAAGAAGCTGAAACTACTGGAGGTAGTGGAACTGGTTTAACTGTAAATATAACTACAAATGGTAGTGGTGTTATAACGGCATTACCAATTATAAATAAAGCTGGTGAAGGTTATGTTGAAGGTGATGTTGTAAATATTTCTGGAGGATCAAACGGTACAGTTACAGTTCAGTTTTTAAAAGAACCTAATCCACTGGGATGGTATTCTTATAAATTAGTTGTAAGGCAAACAGAGCAAGATTATTACAATGTCTATGTTCCTGGTATTTTAGATGGTTATCCAGACCCTCAAACTCCTAGCACTTTCCCTACTAATGAAACTGGAAGCACATCACATATGGTTTTGTTAAATGACAATATTAACAAAGTGCCTAGAGATTTAAATGAAGTAGGACCTGAGCAAAGAAAATTTAGAAGTTCTGTAGAGCTTTTTGGTAGAGTTGTGAACACACAACCTGTTGCTGGTGTAAGTTTTTCTAATCAATATCAACCTGACGTGTTACCAGATACTGTTTCTATCATAGCTGACACTGATGATTTAGATTTTACAGCAGCAAATCTCAGTAGTTTTGGTGAAGAAAGTTTTTATCAATTTATAATAAAACCTTCTATAGCTAGAATATCAACTGGCAAAACTCTTGGTGCTAAAGGAGCTTCTAATAATACAAGCATGATACCTCAATTAGCTGTTTTAGAAACAGAAGCTGTAGAGTCATCATTAGATATATACTACGAAACAAGTACAACTGGATTAGTTGAAGACTTAAACAACATTTCAGCCACCACTGGAAGTATTCCCGTAGGTTTTACAGCAGCTAATTACACTCAAAATGAATCTGACCCTATAGGAACAGACGTTCTTGGTAGCGCGGGTAGTAGGATTAGAGCTGTAGATTTTAATGGAAATACAATTACAAATAGAACATATTCTTTAGTAAATGTTGTAGACGGTAACGGATCGCTTTTACAATATAACAACGCGTCAACAGGACCTGTAATACCATTTCCATTTACTCTTACAAGTGATCCAGCTGGAGCAGGATTCTATATTTCAACAACAGCATTTTTTCCTTTTAGTTCTGTAGCAGCAAATAATACTTTTATTTTTACTATAGCGTGTTCTTTAGTTTCAGATCCATCAGTTAGTACTAATCTTAATATTACAGGTACGTTAACTAACTCTTTACCTAACATTGGAACTTTTCCTGCTACATTATCCGTATCGAGTACAGGTGCTATATCAGGTAGTAGTTTCAATACTGGATCAACAAATGGTGTTAACGCAGGTGCGTTAGCTGCAGACAAGAAAGTAGGTCTTCAATATTCAATAGAACCAGGTGGTGTTTTAAATAGCTCTAGTGTTACTGATTCTAATAATTATGGTTTTACAATATTATCTGATGGTACTCAAATATCTTTGAACTCTTATCCAACACCTGGAACCTATGCTGTTACGGTTACGTTAACAGACGGCGGTGGACTTACTGATACAGAAACTACAAGTGTAACAGTAAATCCTCAAAATAATGTACCTTTTAGGTTTTGGTTTGATTATTTAGCTACGAACAGTACTCAAGCTATTAAATTAGAAACTAGTTTCTTTTTTAGCGGTACCCCATATTCGATACCTCTTACAACTCTAATTGGCGGTTCTTCTGGAGCTACACCAACAGGTAGTATTGGATCGTCAACTCAAGGTGAGTATAGATACTCTTCATCTAGTGGACTTTTAACTAGTTACCCACCTACTAACGTTCCAAAAATAGTATCTTCAAGTAGTGGTAATGGTTACTCGAATGGTAGTTTATCTCTTTTATCAACGTCATACAACAGTACACCACCACCACCACAAAATGGAAGCGGTCTTGCAGTAGATGCTTTTTCTAACGCGCTCGGTCAATTAAGGGTATCTAATCCAAACACTATTCAAATAATTTCACCAGGTAATGCTCAGTATCAAACAGGTGAGTTTTTAAATATTTTAGGAACTAGTGGTACTAATTCCGTGATTGAACTAGATCTTGGTACTCGAATGGAAGCTCGTGTGAATGGAGTTTCTGCTGGATCACTAGCAAGTATTCCATCAGGAACTAAGCTAGAAATACAATTATGGAGGGGAACACCTGGTGTTACAGGTGCTCTTGCTATCGGAACTAAAGTTACTTTAAATAGTGGTAGTTTAATATATCAATCAGGATTTTGGACTCAATTGATAGAAGGTACTAATCTTAATAATGGAAATATAGATGGTTATACTATATACATGCAACTTAAAAACCAATAACTATGGCTGTTAATTTAGAAGTTAATTTTTTCAATTCGTTTTTATTAAAGCAGTTAAATCAAGTTGTTGGATCAACTTATACACCATTAAGTCCTGGTGGTTTTCCATATAATGGTGTTCAAACTACAGGTAGTTTTGAACAACAAATGATAATTGTTAATGTTATAACAGCAGGTTCAAATTACAACTTAGGAACAACAACAGTAAGTGCTAATAACTTATCTACAACTAGTAGCAATGGAGCAGGTATGACTGTTGATATATTAGAAGTAAATGGTTCTGGAGGAATAGTTAAATTAAAAATAAGAAACTTAGGTGATGGAAATTATGAAGATGGTGACTCTGTAACTGTTGTTCAGACTGGAACACCTACGCCTGCTGGTGGTGCTTTTACTATAAGAGTATTACATGTTGATACTACAAGTACCGCTACTAAAAAACTTAATTTTCCAGGCACTATAGATAAAACAAATATTAACAATAATTTTTTTGTAGAAGAGTCTAGAATTAGAGGTGGTTATAATAATGCTCAAGTAGATATAGGTGTATTAGCTTATTTAGCAGAGCAAGAGTCTTCTCAAGAAAATAGATTTAATTCACTTATATATTCTGGTATATTCAATTCTAGAACAGGTGTAAATAATACTAATCAATTTTCTATAGGTGAGGATATAACTAAATCATTATCACCAGTATATGGATCTATACAGAAATTACATGCTGAAGATAATAACCTAATTGTACTACAAGAGAACAAAGTTAATACAGCTTTAATAGATAAAGATGCTATATATTCAGCTGAAGGAAATGCTACTTTAACCTCCACGACTCAAGTGATAGGGCAAGCAGTTCCTTATGCGGGTGACTTTGGTATAAGTAGAAACCCAGAAAGCTTTGCTTACTTTGGATTTAGAAGATACTTTGTTGATAAAGATAGAAACAGCGTGCTTAGATTATCACGTGATGGTCTTACTGAAATATCTCAATATGGTATGATTGATTATTTTAGAGATCAATTAACAGCTTTACCAGAGGAAACAGAGATAATTGTTGGTAGTTTACAGGCAGCGTATACAATAACTGCTTCAGCATCTTCATCAACAAATCAATTAACTATAGTACAGTCAGCATCGTTACTAAACAATGCTCAAAAAGGTATGCAGCTATGGATAAACGGCGCTAAGCAAATAGATTCAGCTAGTGGTAAAGATATAATAATAATAAACATAGCTGGTAAGACAGTTACTTTTAATAGAAATATAAGTGTTACTGCTGGTAATGGCCTTGCTTTTGTTACTCCGGCTAAAGGTCAAATTGTAGGTGGTTTTGATGTACATAATAGAAACTATGTAGTATCGATACAAAAAGAACCAACTTGGGCATCTCAATTAATAAATGCTCCAACATTTACTTTACAAGCAGGTGGTAGTGGTTATATCACAGCAACTAATGTAGCTACCACTGCAGCTACACCTAGTATAGGCTCTGGTATGACTGTTGACATAGTTGCTAATCCAGCCGCAAGTGGTATAATTACAGGAGTTGTAGTTAATAGCTTTGGAAATGGTAATTATAACGTAAATGATGTGATTACTATAGTAGGTGGAAACAACAATGCAACATTAAAAATAACTAGTAGTGGTATTGTTGATGTAGGATCTGGAGATAACGCTACATATAATACGTTAGCTTATGATGAGTTAGTTAGGGGTTGGAGTAGTTTTTATACTTACAAACCTACCTTTATGCTTAGTTTAAAGAATAAATACTATTCTATAAAAAGTAAGGATATATATCAACACTATGCTCAAAATGGTACAACCCTTTCTTCTAACAACAACAGAAATATATTCTATGGAATATATAATAAATCTAGTATTGAATTTGTTTTTAACGCTAATTTTGGTGTTAGTAAAAACTTTCTAACATTAAACTATGAAGGAGATAACGGTTGGCAAGCGGACAGTATTGTATCTGATTCTCAAAGATTTACTTATAGTTCTTATACGTCAAATCCTTTAGGTAATTATGTTAGCACTAATGACACAGCTCCAGAAATACCTAGTTACTATGGTGGCGCTTATGATGATGCTGGTAATACGTTTGTAACTCCAAACCCTATGGGTTCACCTATATATAGATACGGGTTTGATTTAAAAGAAAACAAGTATTATGGAGTAATTAAAAACAATAGCACTGCAACTAATGGTGAAGTGTTATATGGAAATCAAATATCAGGTATTAAAGGTAGATATGTAACAGTAACAATGTCTACAGATAATCTTACAGATATAGCTGGAGCAAAAGAGTTGTGGGCTGTAGGATCTAGATACGTGGTATCAAGCTATTAAATTATATGAAATTAAAATCACGTTTATTAAAAAACGAAGACTGGGATACACTTTGTAAATGGTGGGAATCTTGGCCAGACTGGGTTAATCCACCTAAAACATTTTTACCAGATAATGGTAAAGGAGGTTTAATGGTTGAAAAAAACGGGAGACCAATATGTGCTGGTTTTTTATACATGACAAATTCAGATGCAGTATTACTTGAATGGATTGTATCAGACCCAGAGTATAGAGACAAAGATCGTAAAGATGCAATAAAATTACTTATAAGTTCAGCGGAGAATTTATGCAAGAATTTAGGTAAAGTGCACATGTTTAGTATTGGTAGAAACAAACACTTAATCAATACACATAAAGGTCCTTCTCATGAATTAATTAAAAATATTTAAATATGGCAGGAGTAGTAGCTGCGGTAGCAGTAGGTGTTGGAATATCAGCAATCGGAACAGCAGTTGCGGCAGGACAACAGAACAAAGCAGCAAAAAGGGCTAGAAATGATAAAGAAAGACTTATGGATGAGCTAGATCAATTAGAACTAGATCGCCAAGAAGTTATAAATCCGTATAGTGACGTTGTTTCTTTAGATGATATGATAGTAGATAATAGTGATATACTTTCTAATCCTTTTCAAAATATAGGTGTAGCAACGCAAGCTGCTAAATTCCAAGCAGAAGAAGCTGATATAGCACTAGCGAATACATTAGATACATTGCTAGCATCTGGAGCTTCAGCTGGTGGAGCAACCGCATTGGCTCAAGCTGCTTTGCAAAGTAAGCGTAATATTTCAGCTAGTTTGGAACAACAAGAAACTAATAATCAAAAACTTGCTGCTCAAGGAGAACAATTCTTACAGCAACAACAAATGTCCGAAGCTCAAAGAGTACAGCAAGCCCAAATGACAGAAGCTCAACGTATACAGCAATCAGATGTTCTTGGTAAAGAATTTGTATATGGAGAAACAGAGCGTAGAGAAACAGAACAAATGAATAGAAAGCAAGCTCAAATAACTGGAGCCGCACAAGCTGAAATAGCTGCTAGTCAAAACAGAGCTCAGATAATGGGCGCTGGTATCGGAGCGTTTGGAAGTATTGCAGGTGTAGGTTTAACTGGTGCTTTTAATAGCTAATAAATTAAAATAACATGGCATTACCACAATTTTCAAGAAACTATACTAGGTCGGGCGCTTATGAAAACCCTGTAACTCCAGTTGATACACAATCAGGTGCAATATGGGCTAATGCTATTCAAGGCATAGGTAATACAGTTGCTGGAACT